TCTTAAACCTCTTTCATCAGTCATTTTACCAATGTCAATCATTGCTTGCTCTAATGAAGTTTCGTTTAAGTCAGAAGAAGTCGCTAATTCATTAGCGAATGTTCCTGCTACAGTCGGGTGGTTAGTTGCCATTAAAGCAACGCCGTCACCAGATGTGAAAGTTGTGAAACCATTAATTAATGGGTCAACAGCTTTTACTTGCTTAGCATTACTCATAGATCTTGCTAAAGCTTTTGTATATCTAGACGCAAGTCTATCATACAAGTTGTCCTCAATCGCTTCTTCAGTGATTGCGAACGCTAAAGCTACAGTCTCATGAGTGTATCTAGCAGTGAATGTTTCTTGTGCTTCATCAAATGAAACTCCAGAACCTTCACCTTTTACTTGTGCGTTTGCGAAACCAGATAACATAACTTCCTCTTCGAAAGCTCTGTCAGATGATTCCTCGTTATAAATCTCAGCATGCTGATTTTCGTAACGTTTGTACTCCAGGCCGAATAGTGCATTCAAACCTGGCTCTAACTCTTTTACGAGTTGGGATCGTGATATAGCCATAATTTATCTCCTATTTGCCTATTAGTTTTGTAGCTCGACAAGATTAGCAACTACTACTACTGAAATAAAAGGATCAGTAAGATCCTGATTTTCAGGATCTTCAGCAGTTCTTAATAATCTCCATGAAGCTGAGTCCGCACTTGTGTCGCCGATATCTAGAGTAGCTGAAGACTGACCAGTAGTTGTACTACCCGCCGTTGTATTCATGTCATACGATTCTAGAAAACCAGCTTGAGCGACTGCCGCATCAGTTGATACTACGTATTGTTGTGTTGGATTATCGAATACAAATGCATCGATGTCTTCTGAGTTTGCTGGTGTTACTTGGACGTAATGATTCGCAAACGTCGGCTTTAAAGTCGTAGCCGCGTTATAGAATATTCCATTTAACACACCTAAAACAGGTGCATCAGTTGTTTGTCCGTCAACAATGTAACCAGCAGCAGAAGCAACAGCGCCACCGTGGAATAATGTAGTTCCAAAGTTGGCATCTATTTTGTATTTGCCTTGACCTGAAGTGGCTGGAGTTGATCCAAGCGCACCTGCAGCAATCAAACCAAAACCTTGTTCGTTTCTATTTGCCATAGTTGTTTCTCCTTATGTACCTGCCCCAAGGGGCCTCCAGTACGATTGATTTAATTCAGTGATTTAAAAATTACTTTTTAGTACCACCGAAGGTTACACGGGATTGTCTATCAACATTGATAGGCATCCTACTATCCTGCTCCCTCATGAGATCGTTATTTACTGCTTCATTACGTTCCTTATGTCTATTAGACATATATTCCGTACGTTGTCGCGCGATCTCTTCCGGTACCTTCGCAAGAAGAAGGCCGCCAACCCCAATCACTCCCTTGTATTTGCCGTCTTCGACGACAGGGTAATCGCTTGCATTTTCAACTTCTTCAGATCTAACTAATTCATAACCTTCTCTTAAACGTCCGGTTATATTTTTAGTATCTTGAAAGCCTGCTACTTCAGCTCTTATCCATCTATACCTGAATCCATCAGGTGCAAGAGGTGCATCTAGAGATGATGGTGGAACCCACACTTTAGGTCGATCAGACTTTGACCGTGTTTGGTTCGCACGAGAAGTATTTTTATTTTCGTTTTCCATTTTACGCTCCTTCCTTCGTGTATTTTAATTGTTTTGCGTACTCTTCGAGTGGCACACCTAATTTTTTAGCTATTGCTACCTGTGAAGATGTGAGTCTCACAGTTTTGCGACCAGGCTTTACGCTTCTATTAGCTGAAGCAACTGTCTGAACAGGAGCGGTCGATTGCCTACTATTAGTAGTACCAAATTTATGCGGAAAGTCAACTCTAATTCTTTTATCAACTTCAGCATAATACTCGTTTGAGTTAGGATCATAACCTTCTTTTTCCGTTAAATCCTTATGTATTTCAAAAGCAGTGTAAGTCATTGCTTTATCACTACCAAACCATGAGTTATTGCTAGCCCATGCTTCAGCTCTAGGATCGGGATTAATAGGTTCATCCACTTGTCTTGTTTGAACTGGTGGTTGAGATAAAACAGGTTTTTGAGCCTGTTGTTCCTCTCTACCAGCTTTGGCTTGTTCTAGTTTTGCATTCTCAAAAGCAAGAGTTGCAATTCTTTTATTAGCCTCAACTTGAGCCGCCGCATCTCCAGATTCAATCGCTGACGCTAATTCTTTTTGCGCAGATTCTAAACCTGAACTGATACTAGTCTCAAACTTTTTAACATATTCAGAATCAGTTTTTTCAAACCTCTTTTCTAGAATTTGTCTTTTTTCTTCTACACCTTTCGCATAATCTAAAGCAGCTTGTTCTCTTCTTTCTGCTTCTCTCATTTTACGAGTAAGTTTTGCAATACGTGATTGCACCCCTTGACTGTAGTCTTCTAATTTTTCATCTGTTCTTTTTTCATCTAACTTTGTTTCTGTTTCTGTTTCTGTTTCCGGCGCTTCCGTTTCAATAACGGCCTCGTCTTTTATTTCTTCAATAGCTACTTCTGCATCGGGTCCCGATGTATCTATATCTACTGTCTTTATTCGTTCTTCTGTGTCTGGCATAGTTACTCCTTCCTATGATTAAAACTCATGCAAGATGTCCTGTGGACTATCAATTGTTGCTAACACTTCGTCGTCGTTTAGAAGACGCATTTCTCCGCCATCTATCTTAATCCGTGATCCGGCGTAACGCGCAAACATTACCCAATCTTGGACCTTGCACCACGGGCCTTCAGGATATCTTTCTTTATCCTTATAACATTGTGGTCCCATAGCTAAAACTAATCCAACTTGAGATGCAACTTGTTGCCTCTCTATAGTTGTTTCAGCTAATACTAATCCGCCTTTAGTTTTATCTTTCATTTTAAAAGGTAAAACTATCATCCTCCACCCAGTAGGTTTTGGTAAGTTAGGTTCTTTTTCTTTTTTTTTCTCTGATTTCTTTATACCAACAAGATTATTGTTGGGTGTTAATATCGATGACTGTTCCTTCATTATGCTCCTTATCGTTTAGCAGGTTAGAGATTTCCTGGCGCACTGATTCCAATGCATTGATTTGTCCTATTATATACTTGTAATTTTCCATACTGTCAACCCCTCCGGACGTTACCGAAATCGACAATTGATCTATTCTTGAATCTAGGAATCTTAAAGTCTTATTGATTACTGTTTCTAATTGCACCTAGCAGTTCCATTTTCTAAGAGACTTATTTATTCTTGAATTAGGATCATTGGCAGTCTTAGCTGAAGTGCGTCTCTTTTTCATTCCCGTCATACGCGCGCAGAAAGATTTTCTACGGTTGGCTGCTGTTGATCCTTCTTTTAATTTTGATGGTTTTGTTGTAACTGCTGTTTTAAGTTTAGAACCTGGATTAGCTTTTCTGTAAGAAGCTACACCTTTAGCATTAAGTCCGCCAGATTTAGACTTGCCTTCTTTTCTCTGCCATGCCGCAGTTCTAGCCATTACGCTGTCTTTGTTTTTTTCTTTTTTGGAAACCCAGCTTTCATATTTTTATATGCTTTAGTTGAGATTGTAGAATTAGCTTTACTTCTTGAAGTGCCAGCTTTTTTACGAGCGTTGATGTTGGCCCAAAGGCCTTTTTGTTTTGCCATTATGAATTCATCCCGTAGGCTTTGCCTTTGCCTTTAGTTGCCATTTTACAACCTTTAGAACCATCTTTGTAAGCGGCTCTTCCGCCTTTGGCAAATTTTGGTATAGGAATTCCTGCTTCTTGCATAACTTCTTTCATAGCTCTCATTTCACCTTTATCAATACCATCATCATAATCTTTAGCGTGAAGTTGAGACTCTTTTGATAGAGCATATTTTTTAAATTTTTTATCAAATCTTTTACCAAGAACATCTGGATCTGGTTGAACCATATCCCCAGTTTTTGTTTCAATATTTTTTTTAGATTTAGCTTTAGCTTTTTTTTCTTTTTCTTTTCTTTTTTTTGTTGCTACTGATGGGAAATCAAATGCCATAATTATACCTTCTTCGCTATTTTTTTACCAGCTATTTTAATCTGAATAGTTTCTGGTAGGTTTCCAAGATTTTTAAATTTTTTCTTAACTGATGTGTTAGACATATTAGAACCACCGCCCATTTTTCTACCACTTTTAGTACCATCTTTGTATCCCATTCTTCCGCCGTCAGCTTTTTTTTCATACTTGTCGTGAATAGATGAAGCTTGTTTAGTAAATTTCTTTTTTATTTTTGAACTTGTTGTGTCTGATGATTTTAAATGTTTATCAACACCTGCTACAATAGAATCTTGGTCTGCTCTTCTTTTAGCTAAATTTTTTGAAAGAGTTACTGATGAAATAGTTGGTGAAGTTTTAGATCCACTAACTAAATTTTTAATAAAATTTACTGTTTTTACATATCTGGACATTATTTTTTTACTCCGTTTTTAAATATTTGTGTACCCTTTATACCATAAATACTCGCTACTACAAGGATCCATAAATTAGTAAACCATTTTGGTAGCTCCGAGAACATCTCAAAAAACAGTTTTACCTTGTCCATAGCGGTTGGATCGTCACTTACGACTGCCCAAGCCAGGATTGCTATTGGCAAACTTAGAATTATTAAAACTGCCTCGTCCTTCCAATCTGATTGACGTGCTTCTAATAGTTTTCCTTGGTAAGCTTCAGTTCCAGCAGCCATTTTTGATGCATGCATCAACTGAGCGTCTGACATTGCCATTTTCGTTCTCTGCTTGTTAGCATAAATTTTACTACCAGCAGAAACGGCTAATTTAATTGCCGAAAACCACATGTTAGTACCAAGTAGCCGGTTTCTTTTTATTAGCTAGCATTCTTCTTTGTCCACCAACTTTTTCTTTGTCTCCAGCTGGAAGATAATTGAAAGCACCATTAGCACTAGTCTTAGATCTTGGATCTATTTCTACATTTTGTGCAGGAATTGCTATTTGTTTTGCTTTTTTATAGTTCATCATAGTTTTTTACCTTTGTTAACTTAATATACCATTATTAATTGTCAAGAACAGACATTTCTTTTACGCCAGCTTTAGCTAAACTAGTATTAGCACGTAATTCTGCTAATTCTTCGTTCTGATCCATCTTATCTTCAGATAATTCTCTTGCTTGCATCAATTTTGCTCTATCAAAATCAGCTTTTGTTTCATCTGCTTCTTTTTTTCGTTCATTTTCCATTGCTCTTAAATCAACTTCACGTGATTTTAATTTTAATAGTGGATCTGAGTCCATTTGTGAAGTAATTTTGTTTTCTTCTTTCATAAATTCTTCAGTCATCTCAGCAATCAAGACAGCTTTTCTTCCTTCGACTTGATTATTTAACATTTGTAACTGTTGTTGAATTTGTGGATCCATCGCAGCCATTTGTTGCATTTGTTGCATCTGCATCATTTGCTCTCTGAACTCTAATTGAACTTGTTCTTGAGCCATGATTGAAATGTGCTCTAATATATTTTTTTGAATGGCAGCCATGATGTTAGGGTTATTTTTAACCATGTTAACAGACATAAAATTTAAGTGTGCAGTGATGTGTGCTCTGTGATCTTGACCAGGGAAAGCTTGAAAAGGTTTTCCACCCATTGCATTTATATGTTCCATACTTGGATCCATTGGTGCAGTAGGTGCCGGTGGAGGTAAAACCGAATCAACATCTTTTACTCCAATCGCATTATACATGTTTCGGTATATTTGATACATGTTATGAAGTTGAGGATTTGATGTTGCTATTTGTAATTGTGTTTGAGCTAAAGTTATTCTCTGACTCATTGAAAATATATTAGGATCAGCAACTGGTACGACATCTATTCTATCATCAAAGTCAGTTTGCTTAATATTTCTTGCACCACCGACAACATCATATGGATATTCTGGTGGTAGGTATTGTGAAACTATTTTAGATAATAATTTAAATTCATTCTTCATTGCTGCGTAACATCTTTTATGAATAGCACTCATGACCCTTGAACCACGTTCTAATAACGCAACTGTAGTTCCAACTGCAGCGCCTTGGTTTCCATCGCCCACTTGCATATCAGCAATAGCCGCGAACCTTTGACCTGCACTAACTA